CATTTTTACAACTTGCTCAGATTGCCATGCGCACAATCGGAATTGACAAGATGCCTAGATTTAATATCTTGACGGATAAGCCAGCTGGCGTGGCCTATCGGGTGGGCAACCCTGCCATGATGAGTGATTATTACACACCAAAAATAACAATCGAAGAGGGTGTCCACCGAGCAATCGCAGGGGTAATCTGATTTAAAATTGACCCATGAGTACAAAAAAATCCCCAAAGAAAAAACAGTTTAAACGGCGCAGGACAATCAATAAACCTGTTTTGACCAAACTCGATTACTGGGCTATTTCAGCCAGTGAGGTTTATGCAGCTTGCCTAAATGCTGGTATGTCCACCGAGATTGCACTCGCTTTTGCTATGGACAAATCAAGTTACCCAGATTGGATAGTTAGCCCTGATGATCCTCTAAAAAATCCCCTAGATGATTATGATGAGGATGACGATTAAACGCGACAAAACAGCCAATGCCAGATACTTAATCTGCAGTGACTTGCAGATCCCTTTCCAATTTGATGCGGCAATCCGCAATCTAAAAAAATTGGTTAAGGTCTTTAAATTTGACTTAGTGCTTAATGTTGGTGATGAGTTAGACCTAAATACTTTGTCCAAATTCAGCCAAGGCAAAGCTGAGTCATTTAAACAAACTTTGGATGCAGATAGGCAACTGTGTCAGGATATTTTGTTTGACCTCAAAACAGATGTGGTCTCTCGATCAAATCATGGTGATCGGTTGTATAAATCATTGATGGTAATACCAGGGCTGATGGAGTTGCCAGAGCTACAGTACGATAAATTTTTAAACTTTGATGACCTGGGTATTTACTACGCTCGCAAGCCTTTTGAGATACCAGGCACAGATTTTGTCTTAGCCCATGGGGATGAAGGCACGCTCTCGCGTGTTGGTGGTACAACCGCCTTGAATCTTGCAAAAAGATGGGGCAAAAGTTGCATTATTGGCCATACTCACAGAATGGGTTATCAATGCCAATCAGAGGCCTTTAAAGGGCGTTTAGAGAGGGTTTTGGTAGGGGTCGAGGTAGGACATACCTGCGATATGAGAAAAGTGTCTTATTTGGCTAAATATGGCCAATATGCCAACTGGCAGGCAGGCGTGGTGATAATGATGGTTAAGCGTGGCAATGTCTCTTTTGAGATGGTCAGATTTAACACTGATGGCAGTTTTACAGCCATGGGTAAAGCCTTTGGATAGTTGCAAATGTAATTGAGGTGTGGTTTAATTGCTTTTGTAAATCTATTTGAAGGGATAGGTTACAAATGAAAATTACATCAGATCAATTTGAAGCTCTTACTGAGTGTCAAATGGAATGGTCATCTAATGATGGCTGGGCAAAACAATTAAATAGGTTTGAAGACACAATTTGTTGGTCTCATAAATTTATTTATTGGGCTGAAAGTTATGCTGCAATAATTTTGGCAACACAATTTTTGAAGCAAAAAAGGTATGACTACAGTATCTCTTTCGATAATGCCACTGGTCAGTATTGTTTTACTACCGACTATGCTGCGAGTTGGTTTAAACAATGTTGACAATTTTGGAAAGTGTTTTGCAAAGCAAAATTGAATTTAGATACTTAGCAGATGAAGAGACTTACTTGGCCTACACTACAAATGCTTTGGGTAAGTATGAGGCAACGGCTAAACAGCCACATGAAGCGGTGCGCAAACTCAAGTCAAATCTATTTACTTTGATGGCAAAATATTTACAGAACAACCTGGTGAGCCATTGAACGCCGCGACTTATATTGAAAAAGGCTGGAAGGTTTTACCCTTGCGAGCAAACTCAAAAGAGCCATGTAAGTTTTTAAGGCATGGTTATCTGGATGCCAGTGATGATGTACAAACCCTAAACAAATGGTTCAAGGATGATACTTTAAACATTGGCCTGGCAATCGTACAGTCAAGCTTAGTGGTCTTAGATTTTGACAAGCGAAATGCCATTGCAAAAAGGGAGTGGCAACATTATTTTACCTGGTGTATGGAGTTAAATACGCATACAGTTAAAACTGATGATGGGTATCACTTTTATTTTAAAGCTGATCCTGGCCTTAGTTTTAAAGGTAAATTGATTGCAGGCATTGACATCAAGCACAAAGGATATGTTGTATTGCCACCATCAACTCACCCAAATGGTTCAATTTATACAGTAATGAAGGATGTAGATCCGATTGATCTACCTGATGGTTTGCGAAAGGTGTTGATCTGGTGATTGTAAAGTATGACAAAACAAGTGGAGCGTATGTAGATGATCAACGCAAACACTTTGTAAAAGCTTCCCTGATCAGAGCGTTTGCCAAAAAATCAATGGGTGCAACGCAGGTCAGGGGTAGGCTCTCAGCTGCCATGGTTGAGGGTTATTGGTTAGATAATTTTCAGGAAGGGGTTAAATATGAACTCTGAGGTACTAGGTTGGTTGATCACAATTTTACTGGTTGCAATAGTTTTGTTGATCATGAAAGTCACTTGGATCATAGCCGTTGAACATGGCTTTGACCAAGGATTCAAAAGCGGCTATGAAAGAGGTCGATTTGATAGCCAACAAAAGATGCGCTGGCGAGATCAGGCCAGCTCTCTGTTTGATGGTGAAAGTAAATGAAGCCAGATTTAAGTCAATATGAAGATGCAGCGACTCTGAACAAGTGGTTTATCAATAACTTTCCTTTGGGTCGCATCAGCTTGGAGATTCGAGAGCTAGATCTTGACAAAGGTATTGTGGTCTTTCAAGGGGATGTGTGGCGTGATACCAATGATGCCAATCCTGCAATTACAAACTTTGCCAAAGGTGAGCGAGATGAGTACCCAACACACATGCGTAAGTGGTATTTGGAGGACACAGCTACAAGCTGCATTGCTAGATGCTTGATACTGCTCAAGGGGTCAAACAAGACTGCACCAAAAGAGTCAATGATCGCCGCAACTACTTGGTCAGTTGAGCCAAAGCCTGAGCCAAAGGTTGAGGTTGAGCCACAGGTCGAAGAGTTGGAGCTGTTAAAAAATCCAATGTGTGAGGGTGGGTTTAGAATGGTGTACAAAAAAGGTGTCTCAGCGACCACAGGCAAACCGTTTGCAGGATATGTCTGTGTTTGCAACAATAAATGCAAACCAATCTGGGCATCCCAAAGGGCAGATGGAAGTTTTTACTTTAAAGAGACCATCAATGGGTGAGTTAGAGATGACGGACAAGTATGGATTCAAGCTTGTTTTTACAGATGAGGGCATAGAGGCTGAGATCATCCCTGATAATGAATTATGTTTTGTTTGCTCAGATGCAAGATACCTGACAAAAGAGACAAAAAGGATCTGTGTAAATTGTGGCTCAGTTAGATAAAAATCAAGTCATAATCGCTGCCAATGCCCAGCGTACATCTGTATCAGCTGCAGAGAAGGTGTATCCACAAACAGGATCTTTGCGCTGCAAGGTATATGAGTTTATAGTTAGGCGAGATCTGTATGGTGCGACTGATCAAGAGATCGAGAGTTGTCTCAAAATTGATGGCAACACAGTTCGACCAACGCGGTTGAGTTTAGTCCGAGATGGTTTTATTTTTGACACTGGTACAACCAGGAAAAACAGTAATGGCAATGATTGTATAGTTTGGAGATCAGCCACAGATCAAATGCTTTTGTAAATAATTATTACGACACACAGACAATAATTAAAAGAAGGGCAAACTCATGTTAAGGTTTGGTCGGTTTGTGGGGGGCTTACACTGGGGGTCGGTCATACCGAGTGACGCTTACTTCAACTCTAATATTAAAAAAAAATATTGGGGGTGGGGGGGCTTTGCTAAAAATCAAGTCACCCAAGTGACAATGTTTTTAATAATAGTATTAAATCTTTTAAATATAAATAATGCTTTTGCTCAATCCAAGATCAATATTTACAAGCAAGAATACTTTAAGCAATTAAAATATGATTTTGATCAAGCTTATTGTGTGATTGATTTAGTGATGCGGGAGAGTAGTTTTAATCCCAAGGCTCAAAATGGAAGTCACTTTGGGTTACCGCAGGGCAAATCTGAATATCTCAAGACAGCTACATATAAACAACAAATAACTTGGCACATTAAATACATTAAACACAGATACGGCACTGATACATTTGGCACTGCAAACGCATGTGCAGCATGGGCGCATTGGTTAAAAAAGGGGTGGCATTGAAAGAGACCGACAGAATTACAATCGGCATCTGTTCACCTGGTTATGTCGTAACCGACTTTTTGACAAGCTTGTTGGATGTGGCGAGAAGTCAAAAGCAATTAGGTCAATTTATTTCACTACAGGGATCAGGGGTTATTAGTAGATTACGCAATCAAGTGATCTCAACCTTCTTAGAAAAAACCAGTGATCAATGGTTGTTGCAGATAGACACTGATCAAAGATTTAATGTAAATGATTTTAGGAAGTTAGCAGATGCCGCAGATGAAAAAGAGAGGCCAATCATCTCAGGTGTGGTACATGGTGGGTGGGAGGTAGGCGAGGCATACCTTGAGCCAGTGCCTTGCATCTTTAGACATGGCAAAGAGAGTGGCTTATATGCGGTACATGATTACCCAGCTGATACTATTATTGAGGTTGATGCCGCTGGCACTGGAGCAATCCTGGTACATAGATCCGTCTTTGAGAGGTTTCGCAAGGAAGCTGATCAAACCCACCAAGGTGATAAGTGGGGCTATTACCAGGATATGCCACTACACCATGAGTGGATCGGTGAAGATTTATTGTGGTGTGTCAGGGCGCGAAGCTTTGGATATAAGATTCATGTGCATACTGGGGTGCAGATGGAGCATCAACGCAAGATGTGGGTAGGTCAAAAACAACATGCTGACTTTGCAAGATTTAGGCGAGCTAGGCTACAAAGTGAGGATCAGATCTTGCAGATGACCTCAGATTCTGCCAACTAATTATGATGCGTTTTTTTCCTGCAACACGCGCGAACGGAATACGCCGCCGTGTTGGTTTTCTCTCTCCCCGAAGCTGTATTTTTTTGACAAAAAAAATAACAAATTCGTTATGAAAAATATAAAAACAAGAAAATACAATGCGTATTACAAAAAAATGCGCAAACTTATTCTGGCTACTTTGCCTGTGTGTTTTTATTGTAAAAAAGCCAGAGCGACCACCATTGATCATGATCCGCCAGTAGATTCCTTCCCATCTCCAGAGCTGTGGGTTGGTACTCTAAGGCCAAGCTGTGCGCATTGCAACTACAGTAGGGGGGCGATTTATGGCAACAAAAAAAGGACAGCAATCAAAAATAGCCGTAAGTGGTAAAAAAGAGCAGGGCAAACATACAGCTGCAATGATTGATGCTCTAAAGGGTCGCAAAGATATTGATTGGGTAAAAAAAGAGATGCTGCTTGGTTTATCACGCGCGTGGGATTTAATAGAAAAGAGTGGGGAGAATACGCATACCATCCCCTCGATCTCGCGTGAGCTTAGAGAGATCTGGGATATGTGTGGCCTGCCCGAAGAAGATGATCTCTTTAAGTAAGTGTCCACCAAGGTGGGCATCTTTGAGAGATCCAGCTTGGCAAACAGATGGCGACAAGATGACTGTGGTAGCTGATCTTTTGGGCTACACATTATTTGAATGGCAACAATATGTATGTGATGTTGGTTTGGAAAAAGATAAGCAAGGCAACTACAAGTATCGAACAGTTTGCGCCCAGGTATCAAGGCAATCTGGTAAGTCAAAGCTTATTGAAACTCGCATAGCCTATGAGTTACTACAACCGAAGAGGCATGTCGCATATACGGCGCAAGATCGCAACATGGCCAAGGTCAAATGGGATGAACATCTATTATCTTTTTTGATGTCGCCAAAGTTTTCCAAACGCATTGGCAAGGTATCTAAAACTAATGGCAGTGAAAAAATCTACATGCGCAATGGCTCAACTTATGGGATTGTGACCCCAAATGATAAAGGGGCAAGAGGGTTGAGTTTAAATCTTATGGTAATTGATGAAGCCCTGACTCATCCATTGTCACTGATTGCTAATCTACAACCGACCTTGGCGACCAAGCGCAATGGTCAGCTTTGGATGATGTCTAATGCTGGTCGGCCTGGTCAATCCGAATTATTAGAGCATTACCGCGAGCTTGGACACAGAGAGATCGCTGATCCTCAAAATAAATTGGCTTGGTTTGAGTGGTCGCCCTTATCTGATGATTTTGATTATATGGATGAGCGCGTTTGGTATCAAGCAATCCCATCATTACATGAAGATAAAGGTGTGTTACTAGAGGCTGTGCGTGAGGCAGCACAAACAAACAGTGCTGAGATATTCACAAAAGAATGGTTGAATGTCTGGCCAGCCAAAGATGCAGTGCAGGTTATCGGTACAGAGTTTTGGGATTCACTAGCTCGCACAGATATTGTTTTGGGTAGTGAGGTGGTATTTGGTGTTGATATATCTAGGGAGCGAGATCGCGCTGCAATCGGTGTCTCAGGTCTAGTCAGAGATTTTACGCCCATTGAATTAGTTGAATGTAAAGAGGGTACATCCTGGGTCTTGCCGAAGTTGATTGAGTTATGCAAAAAATATAAAACTAAGGTGGTAATTGATACAGGCTCACCTGCAGCTTCATTGATTGCAGAGCTACAAAAGAATGAGGTAGGTGTCATGGCCATACACTTGCGAGAGTACGCCAGGGCATGTGGCTCTTTTTATGATGCAGTTATGGCAAAAACAATCTGCCATATTGATGATCCAAATTTAAGATCTGCAATTATGGGGTCAAGCAAAAGACCTTTAGGTGATTCCTGGGCTTGGAATCGTCAATCAACCACAAACATCACCCCATTGGTTGCAGTAACTCTGGCACGCTATGGCGTAGTGACCAAAATAGATGATAAACCTGTAGCTCGGAGTAAGATGTACTGATGAAATATTTACCATCAATACTTCAAATCACAGGTGCAGTCTTAGTTATTGGCGGTGTCGCCTCATTCAACTTGATTTTGGGAGTAACATTAGGCGGTGCATTTTTAATTATTTTTGGAATTGCTTTAGAAATAAGAGGTAGGTAATGCTGGGCAGGCTCTTAAAAAGACAGATACAACCTGGCTTGGTTTATACCTCTCAAGGTTATGTTGATTCACTGGGTAGGGTTGGAAGATTTTTTGAGGGTAACTGGGCAGGCGCGTATGTAGATCAAAACACAGCTTTGGGAATACCTGCAATCTATCGCGGAATATCTTTGATTGCAGATGCTATTGGTGCATTAGATCTTTGTGCATATCGTAATGATCGAGAGGTAAAACCAAAGCCAATACTCTTACAAAGACCAGTGCCGACTGAAACGCGTATGGAGACAATCTCAGCTATGGCAGCTGGTCTAATACTGCATGGTAACTACATTGCAGTTTTGGGCGAGCCTGGTGCGAATGGATTACCAGATCATATTTATCCAGTTGCATCTGATCGAGTTCAAGTAACTAGAGATAAAGGTAAAATTGTTTATCGCATAGATGAAAAGGTTTATGACAAGTCAGACATCTTACACATAAAAAATTTTGTATTACCAGGTGATTTAGTTGGTCGTGGAATCCTAGCCATTGCAAAACAATCTTTGGGTAAAGAAATTGCGATCAATGAATATGCAAGTAGATATTTTGATGGCGGCGTAAATCCGACAGCTGTGATCAAATCAGCGAATCCAGATCTGACAAGTGAAGAGGCCGATGCCCTAAAAAGTGCGTGGATGTCAATGTACTCATCACGCAATAGATCACCAGTGGTTATGAATGCCTCTACAGATTTTGAGGTTCTAAGTAGCAATGCAGCTGAGTCACAATTAGTTGAGGCACAAACAGCTGGACTTACTGAGGCCGCAAACATCATTGGTCTGCCAAGTTATTATTTAGGTTCACCAAATGCCTCTCGCACCTATAGCAATGTTGAACAAGAAAATTTACAATTAGTTAAATGGTCGATACAACCTATTGCAGAGAGGATAGAGGCGGCCTTATCTGATCTGTTAGTGCGTGGACAAACTGCCAAATTTAAATATGAGTCATTGCTCAAGACTGATACTCAATCGCGCTACATTGCATATCAAACTGCATTGAGTAGTGGATTCTTAACTGTAGATGAAGTGCGTGACTTAGAAAATTTAGATGGCATGGATTATGAAGAGGGGGAAAGTGATGATGAGATTGCGACCACCCAGACTCAAGTAGAGGTAAATGAAAATGAGTAAAGATACAGAGTTGGAAAACAGACGATATAGCGTTGATTTTGAGTTAAGACTTGCAGGCGGTGATGGCCGAACTATTTATGGCATAGCAGTGCCTTATGATAAAGAGCAGCGGATTAGTAGCACCCTAACTGAGATATTCCGTAAAGGTGTTTTTGCAGATGTTATTCGCGCACCACACCGAGTTAAATTATTGCGCGGCCATGGGGAAAACAATGTATTGGGTCGAGCCACATTACTCAAAGAGACAGATGAAGGGTTATACGCTGAGTTTAGGATCTCTAAAACTCGGGAGGGTGATGAGGCTTTGGAGCTTGTCAAAGATGGGGCGTTAGATCAATTATCGATTGGATTCATGCCA